GCTAATGTATATGCAGTTGCAGCAGTGGTTGTTATTTCAGTAATGTATGTTGTGATATCAATTGCACCAGCGGCTGTTAATTGATCCATTGTGCCTATTACTGCACCTAAGGTTTTATTGGTTAATGTTTGTGTTCCTGTTGTAGTAACTACTGTTGCATCTACTCCAATATCACCTGTTGCACTGAGTGTTACTGGTGCAGTTGCACTTACTGCTACTGTTCCAGCGGCATCAGGAAAGATAATATCTCTATCCGCGGTTACTGTGGTTGCTTGTAGTTTAACTTCAAAATCATCTGGGGATGTACCTTCAAAAATTAATTTAGTTCCTTGACTAATCCAAATATTATCAGTTGGGTATAGTGCAATATTAGCTGGTGCTTGTATTTGTAAATCTCCAGAAGTTGAACTTAAAATTCCATCTACATTTAAGTTTCCAGTAATGTCACCATTACCATCTAAATTTAGATCTTTACCGTATAATGTTCTCCACCGCTGTCCTGTGAGTCCCAAATCATAAGTGTTACTTACATCTGGAACAATATTACTTGTGATGTCTGCTGTAAATGTTATACTATCTGTATTAACATCTCCAAAATTTTGGTCGCCGCCAACTGTTATGTTTCCTGTTAAGTTAACATTGCCAGTAACGTCTAGCCCTTGTTTAAAATATGTTGTCATGTCATTAACCTCTGTTACCAATATTTATCGATTCGCTCAAAGAAAAAGGAACCCAGGTTTCCCTGGGTTCCAATTATTGGTGTAAATTTTAAATTAACTAAAGTTAAGTGCGTTAGATGTAACAGCAATTTTGTTTAGATAATCAGCAGCATTACCAAGTGATGATGCTGTGTTGTTTAGTTCTACATAACCATAACGTGTCATGAAGCTAACAACTGGCTCGAATGAATCAGGATCAAGTACTGTTCCTGAGCTCATTAGTGGCACGTATGGGCAATAGAATGCAGCCGCATCTGATTCACTTGAACCTTTATAACCAACTAGTACGTCATCGTTGGCTGCGTATTGGTTTACATAAACTTTTACGCTGTTGTTTAATGTACCAACTAATTTAGTGTTTGTTGGTGCTTCAAACGGTCCTTCAGTTGTTCTTGCGAACGCTGAAGTTGTTGCTGATTGTAGTACTGTTAGTACTGTTGGGCTAACTACGACCCAGTTACCTGCGCCACGGCGTGTTCTTGCCGCAATGTCGTTTGCCGCTTTGTTGATTAGAACTGCAAGTGCTGCATGCTCGTCACCAACAAAAGTAGCTGTACCACTTACTGCGTTTTGTGCATAAGTTGCGCTTGCTGTACCAGCAAGTGTACTTAATGAACCGATGATTTCCTGGTCGATTTCTGCAGTAATCTCTTGAGCTAGTGCTGCCATGATTTCTGCTTCAACGTCTAGGCCGTGCATCGCTTGTGCATCTTGAGCTGCTTCGAAAGTCCAGCGAGCTGATAGCTTGCGTGATTTTGCTTCGACAGTTTGTTTCAAGATTTGGATGCTCATCTTTTTACCAGGAAGTCCTTCCTGAGTTGCAGTTGCATCAGCTTTGTTTGTTCCTGCGTTACCTGAGTAACCAGTTGCAATTTTAAATGGGCTTAATGCTTCATCACCAGCTACAGCTGAGTCAAAAGTTTCTGCATAACGCACACGTAGTGTGTGGATTTGTCCAACAGGGCCTGTCATAGGCTGGACACCAACTAATTCGTTGGCGATAACTGTTGGCATAACACGGCGGATCACTGGTAGGATAACTTTGTTAAGAGTAGCAACGTTCCCAGCCATAGTAGCACCAGCAGTTGCACTCTCAGTGAGTGAACGCTTTGTGTTTTCTAGTACTGTTTCCATTACTGCTTTTTTGTTACCTGCCAAGCCGTCTGTAAGGGCGTCTTTGGTAGCTGACCAATTTTCAAATAGGTTTGCCATAATAGTATCTCCTTAATTAATACCGGCTAACTTTTTCAAGTTAATAATTTCGGCAGATCCAGTCTCTGACTGACGTTTCGCTTTATCACCAGTTACCACTTTAGTGTTTTCGGTGAGCTTTGCCTTTTCTTTTATAGAAACTTTAGCATCTTCTTTCAATACATTTGGAAGATACTTGTTGAACGCATCACGTAACTTGTCAGTTTTCACTGATTCTAGTAATGCCCCCATAATTTCCTTGTGGTCCTTACTTAGAGGTGCCATCATTTCGTTCATTACGGCTTTACGGTCTGTAAGATCTTTTGCAATCTTAGCATCACGCTTGGCCTCCATGATGGATACATCTTTAGTAGTAAGTTCCTGCTTCGCCTCATCTAACTGTTGACTTAAGTCAACAAGTGAACGATTTAGTTTAGCAACTTGTGTGCCTTCTGCTAGTGTACTTGTCATAAATTCTGCAGCAAATGTTTCGAAGATTTGACGTCCAAAGTTATTTTCTTTAGCAGTCTGTATATCTTCTTTAAGTGTTGAAAGTTCTCCTTTGAGTGTATTCTCAATGATATTTTCAACTTTTGTTGCAGCTTTTTTAACAAAGTTAGCACGAGCTTCAGCAATTACTTTCTTGCCTTCGGTTACCATTCTGACTTTTTGTTCAACAAGTGAACGTTTGTCGTCATGGAATTCGTTTAGCTCTTTAGTTAGCTGGCCGAGTACAAACTCTTCCAATTTACCAAAGTTTTGCTTCTGTGCTTCACGATCCTCTTTGAGTTCTGTGATTTCTGTTTTAAGAGTAGACATAATGAATGTGTCCAGCAACTTAGCATGTTCCTTGACTGCTTTTTTATAAGCAACACGGTCTTGTGCTAGTTTAGCCTTGTCTTCTGCAAATTCATTTAATTCTGTCTTAATGGTATCATTTAGCATTACATCCATTGCTTCTACGATCTGCGTTTTGTCATTTTCATAACGTCCTGCAAATTCTTCACGTAGTTCAGCAGTGATATTCTCACGTGCTTCCGCAATTTGTGCTTCCCATGCTTCGCTAATACCTTGTTTCACGTCCTCACTGAGTACCTCAGAGCCGAGAATTTTTTCAATTTCTTGAGTCATTTTCAATCTCTCCCTAGGTCTTTGATGAAGTTGATTACCTCACTTCGGAGGTATCTTTGCGCTTGATTGTCATGCTTTACCGCATTTGCAACGTCCCAAATTGTATTGCCACGTCTGTGGTTCATAATTTGTTCATAAATTGGATCTGGATATGCATCTGGTGCACTTGGATTCGCTACAATATCTACTGTAATGATTTCAAAGTCCGATACATTTCCACTTCCGTCAACGTTGCCACTGCCTCTTGAGCTGACACCTAGTCTAACGCCACTTTCTAGTAACGTTTTACAAATATTACCCATGGGCGTGGGTAACATCTTTAGTTTTCCGATTCCGTCATTTCCCTTCATACTCATGTTAGTAATCATATGACTAACACGATCCAGGTTTATGTTTAAATCGTCGGGGTGATCTGCTTCACCTAATACGGTATTTCCGCCTTTGATCTTCTCTTGCAATGAATTCACTGCATTTGAAATCTCATTTACGGGATATACACGCTGATTTTGGTTCTTCACACCACCCTGAATAAAAATTCCTTCCATGTATAAGCTCTTACTACCATTCTCTTCAACAGATTCGGTAGTAATAGCTGCTACGTTAGGTTGTACAATTTCTCTCAGTGGTGTAAACATAATCAATTACCCCTTAACCGCACGTGGTTCGCCGGCCTCTTGTGGTCCGTCTACACCCATTGGTTTAGCGGCAGGAGCACTACCACCAGTTTCTTCCGAGTCTCCAGCGATGTCGATTGGCTTACCGTTGCCAAGTGTTTTATCACCTGGGCCTGTTGGTGAACCAGTACTGTCGGAACCGTCAGTGTGTGATACACTTACAGCCTTCATATCAGCGCCTTCTTCTAACTCTTCTGAGTCTGCATCGTCTGATTCAAAAGCCATTTCTTCAACTTCTTCTTCAGCATCCATATCCATTTCTGGTGCTTCATCAGCTGGTTCATCGTCACCAGTTAATTCTGCAAATGCAGCTTTTAGTTCTTCTAGAGCATCTTCTACGTTCATCATGGCTTCTTCTGCATCTGGTGCATTGTCTTCCATGTCGTTTCCGCCCATTTCGTCTGCAAGATCCATTTCAGCTTCAGCTTCGTCTTCGTCTTCGCCGAAAACTTCTTCTGCTTCAATTTCGTCTTGTGCATCTTCGATGTCGTCAATGAAGTCAGCTTCACTGTCACTTACGTCGATTGTTTCGTCCAGGTCTTCTTCTTCAACCTGATCCTCGGTTTCTTCGATCACGTCTTCTACTTCGGCATCTTCTTCGATTAAATCAGCGTAAATTTCACGTGATTTTTCTACAAAGATATCATGTAGTAGATCAGAGGCTTGTTCAGTCTCCTCGTTGATCACTAGTTCGAGGACTTTTTCTAGTTTTGTTTTACTATCCATTTTGCGTTACTCCTCAATGATGTGACACAGCAATATGTTACAAAGTCAATGATATTTAGTAACCAAAGCATTTTACTATGAAAAAAGCATAGAAAAACGCAAAAAGTGGTATTTTAATGGTCTGACCACTGTGCTAAGTATATTATTCTGCTGGTTTACTGTAGATTTGACTGTAATCATTTGTACGTTCTTGCTTCTCTAAACGCTCTAATTCACGCTTTTTACGCAATTTGTTTAAATGATTTAACGTTAGTCTGTTCTTACGTGTGTCATCTATTTTAGCTGTATTGAAGTTATCATCCTCAGCTTCATAGTATTCTCTCAACTCACGAAACTTCATGTTTCATCTCCTGTGTCGGTATCAGCTTCATCGCCGCTGATTGGTGATTCTCCATCTTCAGCTTCATCGCCTAGATCACCGTCATCGTCCATACTAAAATCGCCACTTGGAGCATCATCTAATCCTGGACGGATACCAACGCTACTCAATCCGCTTTCGTCGCCGCCAGCTGATCCAGATGCATTTGGATTTTCTTCTTTCCACATGCTTTCATTCTCTAGTATCTCATCTTCACTAAGTCCAAGATACTTTTTAAGTATAAAGCGTCTGCTCAAGTAATCTACCCCGTCTATCTGGTTGAATACTCCAGCTCTTGCATTGTCAATTTCGATTTCTCTGTACTGACTAAAGCTCTGTGGTTCAATAAATCGTAAGTCAAACAATCCACTTTCAATTTGAAAGCCTCGATTTTTGAGAAACAATTTAAATTCTTGGTCAAAAATTGGTTGTACAAGATTTTGCAAACGTTGGCAATATTTTGTAAACCTATGTTCTTGAATAAATGCAGTACCCACACGCCCATCGCTATATGTTGCACTGCCATCTTCTGGTCCTGTTGGCAAATAACTACTGGGTACACGCAATGCTCTAAGCATTTTATTTGTAAAGAATTTTAAGTCATCAATCTCACCCAAGTTAGTACCGCCTGGTAACACATCAACTTTACTACCTCTGCCTTCAGCAGTTTGCGCAAAGAAATAGTCTTCCATAATACTAAGTGGATTGTACTGAGCATCCATTACATTTTGTCCACCGCCTGTTTTGTTTGGAATTCGGCGTTGGTGTATTTCGTTCTTAACTCTTTCAACAAAGCCCATGGCTTTGTGTGGAGGCATGTTGCCTACATCTACGTAAAATACACGGCGTTCTGGCGCACGTTGTACACGGTAGATAATAATAGCATCTTCCAATAATTCTTTTTGCTTGTATGTCTTAAAGATTGGATCAAGCACACTTGTACCAAACGGCCAGTTTACGTCCATACCTTCAGTCATTGCACAATGAACCATGTGTTCAGCATTAATAGCAAATTCTTCCATTTCAATACCAGCTGTACCACTGTTACTTGTGGCGCCATAACTACGACCTTCCATGCTTGCAAATCCACCAGCAGATGTTCCGCCACTAAAGCTGTTATTGTGCTCTAGAGGTTCAGTTGCTGTTTTATTTTGTAAGTTAAGGTCTAAGTTTTTAACAATGTATTGCTCTGGCTTTTTGCCTTCGCTTTCGTTAACAACTACTTTGAGTACGTCTTGTGGGTTAACATACATTAGTTCCCATGTTTCTGGATCACGGATAAACGGTTGATCACCATATTTAATGACATTACGAAACGTTTTAAATATACGCTTGTCCCAGTCATTTAAATTACACCACTGCTTTAGTGCTTGTTCGAGAATTTTGCTTTCGCTTTCATTAGGATCGCCTTTGTACACAAACTTAAAAGGTGTTCCAGTTTCATCATCAAACTGTGTACTGAATTCAGCAATAGTGTCAAGAGCAGCGTTGATTTCACTGTCCATATCCATTTGGTCGTACTGCATATAGCGTTCGACTCTGTTTGGCATACCGCTGTATACCTCTGGTAACCAACTTTGGAACCGGCTAGTGCTTCCACTACTGCCTGCGCCTTTGTTACTACTTTTGGCTTCTTTGCCTTGGTATACTGTAAAGTGTTTTTTCCAACTCATGTTTATCTCTTTATTTTATATGTTACTATATTTATCACTATTTGTCAAGTGCTTATGCATTAGATTCAATAGTGTCAGTCTGTTTCCTTAGTAATCTATTATTTTCTTTAAGGGCTGCAACCATTGCCTCGCCTTGATCAGATGTCATTGGGTCAGGCTTAATTGGATTAAGGCTAGATTGATCGTTTTTATTATCTTCTGGTTGCGGCTGTAGTGTGGTATCTGTTGATATTGACGGCGATGGTTTAGTACCATTCATCATGTCACGTATTTCTGCAGCTCTATTAATTTTTTGTTTTTCACGCTCTGTGAGTAGATTTTCATCAACAGCTTTGCCATTAATACTTGTAGGAACATGGCCTTCTGCTGTAAATTTTATATTTCCATCACCAGTATCAACATTCATTTGTTTTGCTAATTCAGAAGCACGTGCAGTTTTATATCTGTCATCTCGTTCTATTTTACGCAATCTTCTTTCAGCCGGTGCAGCATTAGCTTGTAATCGTTCATATGACGCTTGGGTGTCTGCATCTTTGTATCCGTGAACGTCCACCATTTCACCAAATCCGTCATCTTTTTGTCCAATAACTTCTGTTGGGCCTTTTCGTTCTTTAAAATTCTCAACAAGCCGATTTACTTTTGTTTGCTGTTCTAACAATTTTTTCTGTGTGCCTAATATAGTTGAAACTTGTGTTGCTGGCTTTGCTGGTGGTATTACCACATCCACCGGGGTTACTACTGGAGTTACTGGTTCCACTACTGGTGTTACTGGTTCCACTACTGGTGTTACTGGTTCTACTACCGGCGTTATTGGTTCCACTACCGGCGTTATTGGTTCCACTACCGGCGTTATTGGTTCCACTACTGGAGTTATTGGTTCTACTACCGGCGTTATTGGTTCTACTACCGGCGTTATTGGTTCCACTACTGGTGTTACTGCGGTTGTCGCTGTGACTTTAGCAGCCAAGGCTTCTATTGCCGCATTCATAGGTTCCAGTGTAGCAAGTCTCTCTTGCAATCTTTTAATTTCTTCAGCAGTGTCACGTCTTCCATGAATTTCACCACCCCAGAATTCATTCTCATTTGCTTCACTTCGTTTAATACGTTCCTGTAACCTACTAATTTCCTTGTTGGTGTCAGCCATTTCAATTGCTACTGCACTTTGTGATTTTTCACGTAGTGTGGCTAAATGCTCTTCTAGTTTTGTAATTTCTCTCTGTGCTTTGCGTTGTCCGCCTTCTTCGCTACCCCAGAATTCATTTTGGTCTGCTAAACTTCTATCTATACGTGCTTTTAGATCATCAATTTCTTTGGTTGTGTCGTTTATATCTGTGTTAAGTTGGTCAATTTCAGAGTCAAATACTCCCGTTTCACCAATAACTTCGCCAGCTTTACCGCCAGCAAATTGGCCACCAAGTGATCCTATTATACCGCCAACAATGCCGCCAATCGCTGTACCTACTATAGGAACAATAGCGGTGCCAACTGCTGCACCTACAGCGGCGCCTGCTATTCCACCGCCTACCATACCAGCAGATTCACCAACTTCTTCTGACTTTTCTCTTCCTGATAATTCATCGTTATTTAATGCACCTATCGCATCAATTGTGCCAAGAAGAGCCGCTACTGGCGCAAACCGTCTAGCAATAAACTGGCCGCCTAAGCCTCTGGCAGCTGGAGTAACTGCATTTTTTGCAGTATTTGCTACTGCGCCGCCTGCGTTAGCAACTGCACTTGGTGCTCCACGAAATTTATCCAATAAGAATCCGCCAGCAGTGGCACCAACACCTAAGACTCTCCCAAGGATACCTCTTCCAAATCTTCCACCTCTAACTCTAGCATTTCTGTTTCTGCGGTTTCTGTCAGCATCGTCGCCGCCAGGTATTATGTCAC